CATATAAGCCATCATTCTACCTTTTACTTGATATCCATTATCTTCGGAGTGCCATATGTGATATCCTTCGCCTGGTGATGTCTTTTGTAATCTTACGCTATAGATATTATGAGTAGGATATGAATCTAATATTGAGTATTTTTTTCTATATTCAGCATATGGTCCGCCCCAAAACATAGCGTTAAATTCAGAAGCGTGATAAGTTATATTAAAATCGCCAAAGTTTTGCGTTGGTGGTACTATTAAATCTGTTGAGTTATCTTTTACTTCTAATTGACCTACTTCAGGTCTTTCTTCTTGTCTTGTTTTAATAAAACCTTTACTTTCTAATTCTTTAAAATAACTAATATAATCATCACACATTTGAGCACCAAAGTAATCATCAAATATTCCTATGTGATCGTCTCTAATATCTTTAATCATTATTTACCTACATTCCAAAATAGTGCGTTTGGTTTAGCATGTTCTTTCATTATTGCCCATGCTTTTGCGTCATAAGTTGGCACACTAGGAAAAGGTGGTATATCATCACCTTTAACTTCTTGTGTAAACTTATATTTACTTATAAACAAATTTGCCCTACCTATTTCGTGTTGTGCCATTTTATGACCTACTGAAACACAATGTACTTCTTTGTCAGGAAACGCCATTTGTAATCCTCTTGTTAAAGTACCACTTGATCCAACAGACCATATTTCACTAATTTTTATATTATACTCTATTTCTATATTTTTAGCAAGGTCCCTTATGTCTTCAAATACTCTTTTTTCTTCTAACCCTAATGGCAATAGTCTTCTTTTCTTAGGATCCTTGTAAAAATACTCTCTGGCTCTTGCTTTTGTGACTTGTAACATGCCGTTAGGTACCCACCTAATGTCAGCACCATAGTCTAATGCCTGTCTCTGGTAAGGGTGTAAATTATCTAATGATCTCTTAGCCATAAAAAACACGGCTTTCTTACCATAGTGATTCGCTTGTAAAGTCAAAGATAATTGAGCATAACCATTTGCTGGGCAACCACCATATACAAACTCTTCGGCACCCTCTTCTATTTCTTCTCTTATTAATCTATCTACAAATCTTCTTTTTGATCCACCTTCTAATAAATCGTCTCTTACAATGTGAAAACCATTGTGTTGTTCTATTACTAATTTAGGAAATTTATATGGTGTCATAATCAAATACTACTGAATATCTATTGTTATGTGGGTGTACTGCTAATTCAAATGGCATATTAATAATACTATGATTTATTTTGCCATCAAATATTAATACTGAGTTTTCTAAACCAGGTATAATTACTTTATCATCTATTTGTGTGCCATAATTAGTATAATTGTTTTTTAAATAATACACAGCAGTTATATCTCTTTTGTGTGTATGAAAACCATATCTATTATCTTCTCTACTAATATTTGCCCAACTTTCTGTAAGTTTTACCATACCTATATTCTCTTGTACAATATTTTTTATCTTTTCTTGTAGTTCTATCCAACGATTATATACTTTAACATGGTCATATAAATCTGTTTTAGTTTGTAAAGGTGGCACGTTATCACTGGCAACATGTCCATCTGATATAACTTTATCTATATCAGCAATATACTTTTCTTTATAGGTACTGTCCATAAAGTTTGTATGTCTATAAAATGTATAATCGTTTACTTGTATTTTCATTTTACTCGTTTAAAACTACCTTTGCCTTTTTTAGGTCTTACTACTCTCTGTTTATAAGTAGGTGTTCTAACCTCTTTAGCAACAGGATTAGTTTTAAATATTCTATCAAACTCACTTCTATATTTTTCGTTTGATATTCTGCTCTTTCCGTCCCACTTACCTGGCATGTTTATATTTGTCTCTCCAATAATTTTGTCTTTGAAGTAATCTAACTTTATATTCTAATTCAGTAATACCTAAAAGTTTCTTTAAAAAGTTTATCATTTTTTCTCCTTTAATCTTTGAAATTTTTTGATTTCTTTTTTTGCTTTTGCGTTAGCCCTTTGTAGTTTTAGTTTACTAGCATACTCAGTAAATACTCTACCTAACATATGATCGTATTCATGTTGAAATATACGACTCATCATACCATCTAAATGTCCTTCTTTTAAATCACCCTTTTCATCTTCATATTTAACAACTACTTTTCTTGGTCTAGTTATTGTTAAAAATACAAACGGAAAAGATAAACAACCTTCTTTCATAGCAACTTTTTCTTCGCTAGATGATATGATAGTAGGATTAAAACAAGTCATTCTTAAACCGTCTTCTAATTGTGGGTGACCACCCATAACAAACATGTTAAAAGGTAATCCAACTTGATTAGCAGATAGTCCTATACCACCATATCTAAACATAGCAGTAAACATAGCATCGGATAATTCTGCTCTATCTTTTATGTCATGTTCTTTTAACATGTCTTCTTGGAATGGTGCGATAGCACTTAAAACTCTAGGATCATTTGGTGGTATTAATTGTAAATCTTTCATATTTAACTCCTGTCAATTGTAAAGAAAGCATTAAGTGTCAATCTGCCGTTTTCTATATTTGTACCGTGATTGCCTATTGACATGTGATTGTAATTGCCATTAAAGAATACAAATCTATTTTGTACAAATTTTATATCAGCTATTTCATTTTCTTTATCATCATAAAATCTAGTACCTGATTCTAAATTAGTTGGCGATAGATATACTAAACCAGAAAACTGAGATTTTACATCATCTTTATGTATCCAATCTTTCATGTCTTTCCACCTACTATGTAGGTATGATGATACCCAAAAACGAGTATTATTATAATCTATCTTTTTCAAAAATGTCTGTATAAACAATTGATCTAAAAACGGATTACATTTATTTAATAGTTGTGTTCTAAATCCAGGCCAGTTGCCTTGAAATTCATTTTTATCAGCAGGATACTTTTCTTTACTAAAAAATTCATGTTGATAAAATGCTTTTTCTATATCTCTAAAATTATCAAAAAAATTATCAACGACTAATATATCTTGTTTAAACACTTTGTAACCTCGTAAAGTTATTTATTTTTTCAAACTTAATGATATTAGTAAATTTATCAAATAGTATATCACCTTTATGAGATATTATAAACACGTTTTCTTTAGATAATGTTTTAAGTATTTTAAAAAAATCATCTGTACCTTGACTATCTAAACTACTATCAAATATCTCGTCTAATATTAGAACATTTGTATTTGTACTATTTTTCATTTTAGCAATTTGTCGCCAAGTAAATAGTAATGCTAAATCTATTCTTAACTTTTCACCTTCACTAAAATTATTGTAATTAAATGTATCTCTAAATCTACTTTTAATTGTTTCATTAAACTCTTCGTCTAAATTAAAGTTAACAAAGAAGTCCATTTCTTGTAAATATTGATTTATTAAAGTGTTCATAATAGGTAAATACTTCTTAATAATTCTAGTCTTAGCACCTTTTTCTGATAGTATTTCTCTAACTGTATCTACATAAGATTTTTCTTCGGTTATCTTTTGTAATTCTGTTTCTGTCTCTTTTAATCTTTCTGATAACTCATTTAATTGTTGTTCAATAGTATTACTATCTTCTTTTTTATTGTCTAACAATAGTATTTCATTGTGTAGATTATCACTAAATTTTTTAAGTTCGTTTATTGAGGTATTAACTTTTGACATTTCTATATTTAAATCTGTCATTTTTGCTGATATAGAATTAATTTGTGATAGTTTATTTTCAGTAATAGTTATTTCTTCTACTAATTTTTTCATACCATCATTTAAAGTATCTACTTTAGATTTTAGTTTGCCTTGTTTATCATATCTAAACTGTTCATCTATTGGTTGTGTACAAGTAGGACAATAATCGTTTTCACTAAAAAACTCTAAATTTTTATTATGTGTTTCTAAATTATGTTCTATTTTTGTTTCTATTTTTTCTAACTGAGATAATTTGATTTGTGTTTTATCTTTATCTTTTGTTTGTTCCTCTAGTTGTTTATACTCACTATCTAATTGTTGTATTTTTTCTAAGTAATTCTTTTTATCTAAATCTAATTTTTTTAATTGATCTTCTTTGTAAGTTTTATCATCTGTATTTCTATTCTTAATATCATTATAATGTTTTTCTTCTAGTTCATGTTTAGATTTAATTAAGTCAGCGTTATGTTTTACTTCTATAAGTTTTTTATTAAGTGTTGATTGTTGATCTCTTAACATCCAATCCATATGTGAGAATACTTTAATGTCAAGTATTTCTTCTACTGCTTCTTTTCTATAACGAGATTTCATTTTCATAAAAGGCTCGTAAGATGAAGAACCTAACAATACAACTTGAATAAATGATCTATAACTTAGTCTCATTATATTTCTTTCTAAAACTTTTTGATAGTCAACACTAGAAGCATCCTGATTAATTAGTTCATCATTTTCATATATCTCAAATATATTAGGTTTAATGCCTCGTTTAACTTTATATTGTTTAGTGCCTATTGAAAAATCTATTTCTACTAATGCTTCACCGTTGTTAACAGTGTTTATCATTTGATCTTTTTTAATAATTCTAAATGGTCTATTAAATAAAACAAAGGTCATAGCGTCAAGTAAAGTTGATTTACCTGAACCATTTGTACCTATGACTAATGTTGTATTTGACTTGTTTAAATCTACTTCAATAAATTGATTACCAGTAGATAAAAAGTTTTTCCATTTTATTTTTTTAAATATAATCATATAGTATTCACATCAAAACTTATACTTATTCTTTCTTTTGTATTTCTATTTGGCTCAACATAATGATCTACAAAACTCGGCCACAATGCTAATAAACCTTCTTTAACATATGTCTTTCTACATTCACCGTGGTCAAATCTATCGTTAAAAAATCCGTTTGACATAGCACCTGGTCTTGGATCTCTATGTACTATATTTCCACAATTCTCTGGCGTTTGTACATAGTAAGTACCTGATATTTGATAAGTTCCGTGTTGATGAGGCACATTAAAACTATGAGTAGGATTAATGTTTGCCCACATTTGAGGTATCTTAATTTTTTCTATGCCTAAGTTTAATCCTAAACATAATTTATATATTGTATCTGATAATGGTTTTATTACTTCACTATTAGGATCAAGTAAATTACTTTGCCAACCATTTTGATCGTTTGATAATACTCTGCCATCAGGATCATCTTTTTGATTATTGTAAATGTATTTTGCTAACTTATCATTATCTAAATTAGTATCAGTTGTTAGATATAAAGGTGTTGACCATAATAAGTGTGCTTCAAATTTCATAATTAACCTGAGTAATGATCGTTTGCCTCAACATATGTTTCTTTAATAAACTCTTTTAATTTTTGTTTATTTAAATCAGTTTGTATTTGATCTACATAATTATTTAAAAATGTAATAGTATCTTCTCCTTGATCTAATATATCTTCTCTTACACTAGAAGCCATATCACTTTGTACATCTTCAATTACATTTACCTCATGTACATTTATTTTGTTTTGTAATCTATCTATTAGTGAGTTAAACATATCTTCATTTGTTCTATTAGCAACAAAGACTTTTACTATTTTGTTTTCAAACTCTGATAAATCTTTTGTTAAATAATCTTCTTTTGTATCGTTATAAACAATTTTTTTAAACATTCTAAGAGGATTAGGTACTCTTGTTAGTTCTCTAGTTTCTGTATCAAAAATATGAAAACCTTTTGGATCTTTATAATCTGACCAAGTCATTTCATATTGAGAGCCAAGATAATAGATACGTCCATCATCTGATTTTTTATGAAAATGACCAGACATAACTTTTTCAAAACGTTTAAATTGTGTAGGTTCTAAACCATGTTCATTAAAAAGACCCTTTTGCATTTCAAAACCTTTTACTTCTAAATGACCAAAACAAATATCTGCTGTTGAATTATCTATCGCATAAATCGAGTCTTCATAATTATCATCACATATCCATGGCAAGAATAACATACGACAACCACCTATTTCTACTTCTTTAGGACCTGTGTAGATAAATGGTTCATTTACACCATCAAATGTTGTACATAATTCTTCTACTGAATTTACTTTGTTTGTATTTTTAAAATAAGTATCGTGGTTACCGATTATGATATGTGTATCAATCTTCATATCCCATAATCTTTTCCAAAACTTTTCTCTAAAAACACTAGAAGTTTGAAAGTTAATAAACTTTCTTCTATCAGTTACATCACCTAAATGTATTAAGTTTGTAATATTGTTTTCTATTAAGTATGGAAAAAATACTTCATCATAAAATTTAATTTGATAATCTCTAAATGCTGGACTATCATTTCTCACACCAAAGTGTGTATCATTTAATAGGGCTATTTTCATAATTATATAAAGAATTTAGACGACTTGACAGTTTTTTTCTTTCTTGGTTTCTTTTCTTTTTTAGGCTGCTCTTCCATTCTCAAATTCTTTTGTAAAAACTCTTTAAACTGATTAGTATATTCACCTTGTTGATCTTGTGGTTGTAAGGCAAAATCATCTAAGTTATTATCCATAATAAGTTTATGTTTAATAGTAACTTGTTTCTTTTCTTTTTGTATTCTTCTTACAAAAGCATAGAATATAATTTGTGTAAAATAAGCAAATGG